CTGGACCTGATCATAGATACTCATGTATCTATGGATAACCCCGTACCCACCATGCCTGCGAATTGCAGCTGCCATCTCAGCCTCGCACACTGTATCCATTGGTGCTGCCAAGAATGGGATGCCCATAGACAGCCCGCCAAGCATTGTATGTAAGGAAATATCCTTACGACTATTTGTTTCTGTGTATTGTGGCACTAGCAGTATGTCGTCAAAACCGATGTGCTCTTTGTTGCTATACTCTCTCATTACCCGTCTTTCTGATAAGGCCCTATTACTTCATCTAAATTTTTATAGTCTTTTAGTATTGATTCTTTAGCTCTACCAATATTATACCCTGCTTCTACGTGACTGTCAAGATGGGCCAGGGCCTCTCTAGGAGTCTTGAAGTTAGGAAATGGCTCGTCTTCTAAAGACAAGAAGCATGCACAACATTCTATGCCACCACCTACATGTGGGAACATATAAACGTCTGAAGAACTAAATCTTTCAAAGCTCATTTCTAAGTCTTTCTTGTGCTACCAGCAGCAGCACAAGGTATCCGACTAAGTCAAATATTGTATCATCTCCAGGGTACTCATAACCCCTCTTAATTCGAGACAGCTTGTCATCAATACGTACGTATAGCTGCTCGATGTTGTCCTGCTTCGAGAACACCCTTACTGGATCAAGGGCGGAGTCTCCATAAGCCCTGTTCTTTTCAATTAGCATTGCTGCTATGTCAGACATTACGTCTGTGATTGCTTTTTCAGTTTCCCTGCTCATTGGTTCTATATGCCCCTATCCGCTTACCACAATTATTACATGTAACGTATGTCAGCCCAGTAAATGGGCATGACGCTTCTCCTGCAACATTATGCTTACAGGTAATCCGCTTAAACTGCCACTTGGCAACTTTAATAAAGTGCCTAACTACTCTCATCTTTTCCTTAATCCAAATTTATCTAGATGTGTATAAATTGTTTTATCGCTAACGCCACACTCTTTTGCAATCTCTTGTGGAGTCTTTTTATCCACGTGATATCTTTTGCGAAGCCAAGCAGCGTTTTGATACAATTTTGCCATTGATATATTCTACCTTACTATGATCCCTATGTCAACTTTTGCCAATTATCTTTAGCATAATGACCAATACCCACAGCATCTGCAATATCATTATCACTAATAGATCTATCATACATAGTGTTTACAAAGCGAATAGTTCTTTGTTTACGAAACTCTCGCTCTTTAGTTTTGTACCACGAATCACTTTTGCCTGGATTATCAGATCTAATAAGTTGCTTCTCTGGTGTGGTTAATCTACCATTACCAATAAAAGTTTGCCAAGCAATAGGATTAATTGATTTAATAATCTTTGATCCAGATACCCCCAGTGCTCCCAGCAAAGCTCCCTGGACTAAAGCTAGGTCAGCTGCGGTCTTAGGGCTATTCATAAACACCGTGTGTTCAATTACTACAGCTTCTGGGACCCCGTAGGCCTGAAAGAATGCTGCAGTTTTTCTTGCAGCATCTTTAACCTTGGCATAAGTATTAGCTCCAGCAAATTCAATCTTGCCAACAGCCTCAAGATCATCATCATTAAACATAGCAAACGCTAAACTATTTGTGCTTGCATCAATAGCACAGATACGACTAGGCTGTGGGTTAATCAAGCTCAGCTTTACCATTGGCTACCCCTTTAATTTTCTTTAAAGCTTTTGCAACTTCCGAGGGGTTTACAATACAAGACTGACAAAGCTGTTCATCATTATATGCAGAAAGTTGGCAGCCGCAAGACTTGCACTTTCTGTCTTTACCCATCAACTTATTTCTACGATTTATTGCATATCGCTCTACAATTTTTTCTTTAGTGGCAGCTTCCCTGCAGTCTGTTCCACAGTAAATCTGATACTTTACGTTAGGTTCGAAGGGCTCATCACACCATTGACATATTTTCATCTAGCGGCTCCATGGCATTTATCTTAATGTCTCCTTCGCCCGCTGTCGCACAGACCTTTGCCAATGGGCAGGTCTTGCATATTTTTGAATTTGATCGGTAGTTCTTTTTAGGCAGAGTTCTCTCTTCCCATGCCTTGCGAACTTCTCTCATCCAATCAAACGCTTTATTAGTCCAATCTATTCTAGGCTGTGTTGCAATTACTGGAATAGCAAGCAGCTCATGATTATTTTTGTTTTCATATATCAATACTGCTTTTGTTTTCTTAAGAATCTTCATGTAGATAAGAATCTGGATTAGGTGGCCTGTCTTAGCCTTACGAGTCTTCTTACGATACTCAAAGCCTTCTTGCATAGCTGTTTTAATTTCACCTAAAAGCTCTTCGCCCTCCCAGTCAAGCAGGACATCTCCAAATCCAAAAATAGGAGGGTCTTCATATGTAATCTTAAACTCTGAATCAATCATAATGCCAGCATCTTCTATTGCTTGCTGAATTCTTTCGTGGCCCTTGATACCATTAGTCATATTAGCACCAGCAAATGGATCTGCGTAGTCTTCAAACGTACCGCCCTCAAAGGCTAGATACCAATACCTTGCACACTCTCCATGCCCGTAGGCAATAGTAGACGGAGCAAAGCTTTTCTTCTGCTGATGCTTTGGGCCTCGCTTAGCAATATAGCCAGAGTTGATTTTATCAACAAGGGCTACCATGCTTTCTTCTGGCTGTGCCATTTTGTTTTCTGACGCACCCTGCTGCATTAGTTCGCCAAGTAAAGTTTTACTCATAAAATTATCGGGTAATATACTTGAGTGCTGCTACAAGCTCATTAATTGAACTAGCTGCGGTAAAGTATATATTCTTCTTAGCCCTGTCTCCTTTATCTACATTGGCCATCCAGGTTGCCTTGAAGGACATCTTGGCTGCAATTGCTTGCAGGCGTACAATCTCTACCGTGGCAATATTGATAGGAATGTCTGGTTTCACAATCAACTTTGCTACCATAGTGAGTGCCGAGGTTAACTCTTCGTCCTGCATATAGTCAGCAATTTCTGCTAGACCATTTACCGTATCGATAGTAGTCTTGTTCTCGTTATCCACCATAATATTATACCACGGACTCCGACTCTAGGATCTTTTGCTTCTCTGTACTGGTAACATTACCCTTGCCAACAAACCATGGCAATAGCTCATAGTAGAGGTCAGCGAGCAGGTTAACGTCCTGCAGCTGATACTTTTTCATCTCTCTCCATGCCTTGTCGTCCCCCGCCATGCAGTCAAGCCACAGCTGGAATCCTGAGTGCTTTACCTTAGCACCAACGCCAAGACGCTGGGCAACATAGTCAAGCTTGTTAGATGGGAAGGCAAAGTTGGCCTTGGTAATTGACATAAGGTCTAGGTCCTTGACTGGCGATGGTGGCTGCATGCCATTCTCCAAGAACTCTCGATTGATATGCTTGTGATCAAACGCGGCTGAGTTCCAGCCTACCAGCACATCTGCCTTGTCCATCATGCGGTGCAGCTCTTCCAGCATAGCTTTCTTGCCGTCGTGGTGTACAGACTTAAAGGTAACCTTCTTTTGTCCAAGCCAACGTGCACCAAAGCAGAGCATCTCTGTAGGTTCGATAATCTGATCTATGTAAACATTCTGGTCCCATAGACCCCAGACATAAGCCTTGATTGGCTTAGTCTCAATGTCTAGCAATAGTATATTTTTCAACTGTCTCTCTCTTCCAATAGTTGCTCTAGCAATGATACTTCTACCACAGCCAGGCGTGTTTTGCTGGTTTCACCCAGAACTACAATTATAGCAGGGTCTAGCTTATTACGCAAGGCATCAGTTACAGCTTTTGCCCATACTTCTTTATTTAAAGTAAAACTTTTGCCAACCTCTTTAAAGTCAACACAGAAGTTATCCCAAGTTGCATCGCCCTTTTTGGTATTACGACCTGAGTTCTTGTGGAGCTTAGCTCCAATTTTTTTAGCTTCGCTCTTTTCGCTCATAATCTTTCTTTGTTTTCTTACGTGCCTGTAAAGATACTTCACTCATGTGCTTCTTGCTACACATCCAGGTTAGGTTTTGATCTTCCACATAGTGCCTGAGGGTCTTCACAACCTCCTTGCATGTATGGCAAGGAAACAAGCCTTCGTGGATTACATATCTACTAGCCAACTGCTTCACCATTCAATTGTTTGGTAAGCAGCTCTTGCAGCTCTTTATCTTCTCTTACCTTTTCAATAAATGAATCTCGCCCCTGGACCTTTGAGCCATCTGGCATTAGATACCAAGCACCAGTACGCTCTACAATTCCACGTAGCTCTGCAGTATCAACCAGATCGCCCACAGTATCAATGCCAATCCGATCGCCTCTAAAGTAAAAATCATACTCACCAGCCTGGAACGCAGGCGACGTTTTTGAGAACTGGACTTCCCAGCGTACTTTTCTTCCAACCTTTTCCTCAATGAGCTTATCCCCAACAGCTATCTTTCCTTTCAACGCTTGATTGTCTGACTCAGACGAGAATAATTTAATTACTGTAGATGAGTAGAATTTTGTAGCCTGTCCTCCAGATGGTTGCTGACTAGTATACATAGCATTAATGTTATTCCTAGACTGAGAGATAAGGATAAACAATGTAGGCTTAACCTTATTGTTAGCATAGTTAATCATCTTCCAGGCGTTGCTAAAGTCTCTAGACTCTGCACCAATCTGCTTAGTATTTTCTAGCTGCTTAAGCTCCTCGCTACCCTTTTCAAAGTAAATGGCTGGCAACAATGAGGTAATGCTATCTACAACAATTACATCTACCCCTGCTTCCATCAGGGCAACACTAACATCTACCATCTCATTAATGGTTCGGGCTTGCGAATAAATAAGCTGTTCTGGATCAACACCCAGCCTTACTGCCCACTCTTCAGAGTAAGACATCTCTGCATCAATCCATGCACAAAGCTTACCGTCTTTCTGTGCCTCTGCAATAGTCTGCAAGCATAGCGATGACTTCGCACTTGACTTGCTGCCCCAAACGAGTACCTGTCTTCCATACGGCAAACCTCCGCCCAGAGCTTGGTTTAGACCAATGCTGGGAGTGGGCTGAGTTGTAACACTAATCCCCACACCATTGCTAATGCCTTTACGTAGCTTTGGATTTAGCGAGGCCATAGCCTGTTCCGCTGTTACTGTCAAAATCGCACACCGTGCCTTTCTGGTCTTGACTTGTTGTGTTCTGTCTTATTGTTAAATGCTGCCTGCAAGGACCCCTCTGCATAGCCATGCTCTACGAGCCCTTGCCACAGGTCTAGGGTTCTAATTAGAATGTCTGCAGTCTCATGTGCAACAGCATCCTTGCCCTGATCCTTTCTAATGGCTTCCATCAGCTCAGTGACTTCAGAGACAATCATCATGCATTGTTTTGCAATAAAGATGTCGTCAATCTTTTCAGACCAGAATCCCTTTTCAGTGGCATTCTTGTGTACTTCTCTTGCATGTCCGTCAAACGACAGTGCACCGCTCATAGTATATCCTCCAATATTACTGTTCCGTCTTTTGTTTTTCCGAATGAGAACTTGTATGCGTTCCCCTCCTGAATCTTCATATAGGCTTTGGCAAAAGTAGTGGGGAAGACCAATACAGAGTGCAAATCTCTGTTGGTATCTGCAACTGTCAAAGTTGCCATCTTCTTGCCCGCCTTTGTTACTCTTGGCTTAAAGGATACCACATACTGCTCCTCATCACCAAATGGCAACTGCTTGTAGTTTAGAAACTTAATTAACGCTTCATTCGAAGCTCTGGCTTCGTCAGCAGGAATAGCCGATACAATCCTATTGTCACTAGCCAGTAATATATAAGTCCTACCTGTTTCAATACTGGTCTGTTCCTCATCGAAAATGCCGACCGAGCCAGTTTTGTCAAGGACCTCAACACGCGACCACCCCTTCCCTCTCTTAATGCTTTTGACCATGCCCATCAATAGGAACGATCCCTTTTCTTCGAACTCATCTACAGAGTTCATAAAAGCATGATACTGTGTGGGCACCGTAACGTTAAATTCTGGCAGATTGAGATACTCATACAGGTTCTCCCTAATCTGATTGTCATCCCTTGGGTTATCCTCAAACGTGGCTGCTCCGATAGCCTTTAGTGCTTGCAAAGATCTTGTGTTTACCCCAGTGCCCTTTTTCATTGTAAACTCTTCTAGCTCTGTATAAGACCTGAATGGCCTTGCCTCAATAAACTTAGTGGCAATGTTATCCGAAATGTACTTAATTCCAGACAAACCGAACCTAATTCCCTTGCCCTCAATCTTAAAATCAATGTCTGAGTCATTAACGTGTGGAAGCCTAATAGGAATGCCCATACGCTTTGCCTCGATTAGGTACTCTGTGCGAGCATCCTTGTCTTTTTCATTCTTTAAAATAGAGAACATAAACTCTAGCGGGTAGTACGTCTTGAGCCACGCTGTCCAGTACGATAGGGTTGAATACGCGACAGCGTGAGACTTATTGAATGAGTAGCCTGCGTGAGCTTCAAAGTCAGACCAGAGGTCTTTCGCAGCATTAGGAGCAAGGAAGCGTGAAGCACCCTCAACAAACCTATCTTTAAATACATCGAACTCTTTAGCATCTTTCTTCTTTCCAATAATCTTACGAACCTTGTCAGCCTCTGCCATTGTCATACCGCCAAGCTCAGTACAAGCCTGCATAACCTGCTCTTGGTATAGAATACATCCATACGTTTCTGCAGTAAAGTCTTTCATAACTTGGTGGTGGTATGCGATGTTCTGCTTACCATGCTTACGCAAGATATAGTCCTTACCAATAGTATTCATTGCTCCTGGTCGAACCAGAGCATTAGACGCTGCTAGCTCTGCAAAGTTCTTGACACCCATTTTTACAAGCAAGTTTGTATATGGCGTAGCTTCACACTGAAAGACACCTTTTGTATATCCGCTAGACAGCATTTCATATACCTTGCTATCTTCTGTCTCAATCTTTAGTAGGTCAAGCTTTTTGCCGTGCCTTGACTGAATAATATCTAGTGCATCCTTCAGCACAGACAACGTCTTGAGGCCAAGAGCATCAATCTTAATAAGACCAATACGCTCTGCCTCCTGCATGTCTACGGCCACCACAGGAATTCTTTCACCAGATCCTGGTGAGTTTCTTGTTTCCATTGGTGCATGCTTAAAGATTGGTGTCTTGCTAGTCACAACACCAGCGGCGTGGATACCCGTACCTCTAATACGCCCACGCAGCTGCTCTCCATACTTTTCTACCTCTGGATATTTTTCTCTAAACTCTTTAGTAGATTTTGAATTGCAGTATTCGTCCCACGTATCAAACAGCTTACTAACCTTATTAACATCTGTTAGTGGTATGTGTAAAACTCGTGCTATGTCTCGAATTACACCCTTGTCTTTAAACTCTAGGAAGGTTGCAATAGATGCAACATGGCGATATTGTCTAACTAGATAATCTTTAACCTCTTCACGGCGAGTATCCTGAATATCTGTATCAATATCTGGAAAGTCATTACGCTCTGGATTAATAAATCGAAAGAACAGTAGACCATGCTTTAGCGGATCAATGTCGGTGATGCCAAGTGCATAGCATAGCAGGGATCCTGCAGATGAACCACGACCTGGACCTACCTGAATGCCCTCTTTCTTTGCCCAGTTAATCATGTTGCGTACTACTAGGAAGTAGGGACTAAACTTCTTGGCAGAGATAATGCCCATCTCTTCTTCTAGCCTAGCCAGATACTCTGGACTATCTGTAATTCCACGCTCTTTCAGGCCATCTACTGCCAAGGATAGCAGCTCAGTATCTGGATTCTGATACTGTGCTGGAAGCAAGTCTAGATTATCTTTAATATCATAGTCTTCTACCTTGCCTGCAATCTCAAGAGTGTGCTCGTAAATGTCTTCCCTGTCAATTCCTTGGGCCTGCATTTGAGAACGCATCTCTTCATCCGACATTAGGTGGATGTCGAAATTATCGAAAGATATATCACGATCACCATATAGATAGTGAAGGCGGTCCTTGAGAGTTTCAAACTTAGTGGACTTTTCATACGTTGCATCCTTTTGAATCTTGTTGCTATATGTATTAAGAATTAGCTTAAGTTCTTGAATATCTTTCTGCCCCACGTGAGCATGGTGACAGTCTGGCGTTACTACTGGCTTTACCCCAAACTCATCTGCTAGAGCCAAGAGCTGGTGGTTAATCTCTGCTGGGTTGTGAGGCATAACCTCAATGTAGTAATCATCACCAAAAACATTTTTGTGCCATTCGATCTGTTGCTTTGCTGCTGCAAGCTCTCCAGACTCAATGGCTTTTGCCACGGTACCACTGAGGCACCCAGAAGTGACAACAATGCCTTCTTTGTACTGCTTCAAAACTTCATAGTCAATTCGTGGCTTTTTATAGAACCCTTCTGTCCAAGCAATTTCATTAAGCTTGTTTAGGTTTTCTAGCCCCTGCTTGTTCTTGGCGAGGAGGACTATATGGTTGTAGACAAGATCAAGGGGTCCTTCCCTGGAGTCCCTATCTCTTTGGTCAAACCTGTCTTCTGTTATATAGCCCTCCACACCAAGTATTGGTTTAATGTTCTTCTCACGGGCAGCCCTGTACATTTCCCGATGTCCCGATAAGGAGCCATGGTCTGTGATCGCCAAAGCGGACATACCAAGCTCCACCGCCCTGTCTACGTACTCTTGTGGGGTAGCAATACCGTCAAAGAGTGAGTAGTGAGTGTGAACATGTAAACCAACATATGCCATTGTTTCTTACCACTCCACGTTTGTGGCGGAAGAAGCGGATGGCGTGTCGAAGCCGAGGTAATAAGCCTCCTGCTCCGCATATGGAACGTGGTTTAGTGCCAAGTCGATGTCGAATGGCTCGACCCCGCTCCAGTCGTAAGGCTCACTGTCTGGAGCCGATGGAATCAGAGTGTAGACGGTCTCTGTGCCAGAGCCGCTTCTCTTGAGCTTCCATGTAAGATTAGAGATGCTGCCAGTCTCAATTGCATACTCACGAATAGTGTTAAATGCAGACTGCTTGCTAACACCCATAGACCAGATAGCGACATATGGCTCCTCAATTCCATCGTCAACTAGAACGTTGCAATAGAATCGGAGGCGACCACGCCATCCTGCCTTGGGGTCTTTTCGATGCATCTCTTCTGCCCAGTCACGGCCTTCGCTCTCCATGGTGTCCACTGCCTTGCGGCGGTAGTCCTTGGGGTTAGTGTGCTCTTTGACAACTAGTGAAAGACCACGGCCTTCTCCATAGCTGGGCGAATCTTCGTCAAGCTCTTCGATAAAACGAATCTTAACTGCCTGACCATCTGTTAGCTTGAGCCACTTAACTCGTGGCTTGTCGCTGTCATACTTTGGCTTGTCAACTAGTGCGTTGATATTTGCCAATCCTTTTACTACACTCATGTTTTCTCCTTATACTTTGTTTATACTTTATTTATATTATGTTAGCATCGAGGCTATGGACTTGTCAAATCCTGACTGAAGATCTTTAATTTGATCATCATCCATATCACCGATGTCTTTGTATTGCTTGTCAAGTGATACGACAGATACTTTGGAAGTTAGCTTTTCTTTGAGCTTCTTTACCATGTTGCTTCCTGCCTCATCATTATCAGCAATCACAATTATATCATTGAAATACTTTTTCAGCAAGTCTATTTGAAAATTAGACACGTTTGAACCTAGAGTAGCTACCGCTGGCAGCCCGCACTGATCTAGTCTAATTGCATCAAAAGAGGACTCTACCACGTACACATTCTTAGAATTCTTTATTCTATTTAAATTAAACAGAGTCTTACCCTTGGGCAGCCCAGGAGTATTTTTAAAATCTTTGCCTTCTACAGACCTTCCCACAAAGCCCAAGAGCATGCCATCTGGGGAGTGGACTGGGATTGTAACCATATCCTTAAGTTCTGAATATCCCAAACTAAACTTTACGACAGATCCTTTAGTAATAGATCTCCCAGAATAGTACGACATTGCACGCTCAGAGGCTACTGCTGCCTCGTGGAGGCGATAAACATCTGCAGATGGATACTCTACATACATGGGTTTGGAATCTAGCGAGCTGCCAATTTCAGCTGCTAGATCAATCTCTAATTCATTAGACTTAATAAAACGAACCGCCTGGAAGTATGTCCTACCAGTTTGTGTAACAACAAGGTCTGCTAAGTCAGTGACATAGTGGCAAGAAAAGCAAAAGAAGATTCCACTCTTTTTATCTACTTCGCCCGCAGGTGTGCGGCTGTTTCCATGGAATGGGCAAAATATAATATAGTCAGTATCGACCTCAGACTCGATGCCTATGCCGCTTTTGAGGAGTACTCTCTTGACCTGTTCTGCTGAATAGGTATTACTGCTCTCTCGTCTACCCCTAGTATCCATTCACTCTTTCTCTTTCCCACGTAGACACCATATACAGATAATTCAAAATTGTATATCTGTGCCTTCTCATTATATTCTATTGTAAAGTCTATGTCAATGTCAAGTCTTGGAACGTACCCAGCAGATCTCATTTGAAAGTCTATCAGGTATAGATACTCTTGCTTTAATCTCCATATTGCAGAGTCATCGTATATTGTTCCATCTAGACTAAACCTTTTAATTGGCCTGTGGTGTACATTTTGCATACCACAATTATATGGGCTTAGTTAGAGAAATCCTCCAAATCCTTATACTTATAGTGGCCTTTATCAAAGTCTACCTGGACCATAAACTCGCCCATAAAACCATGACGATTCTTTCTAAACACACACTCCATAACATCGCTATTAGTGCCACGACCAAGTGCCATGACCCAGTCTGCATCGTACGCAATCTGTCGAGACCATGCGGTCTGCCCCAAGGTGGGCACTGTATCTAGCTTACTAACGTCATCTGGTGTTGCAGAAGAAATTGCAATAATAGGAACGCTTTCTGAAATAGCCATAAGCTTTAGCTCACGGGACAGGTTCTTCATACGCACAGTTTCATTGTCTGCTTTTTGGTTTGGGCTCATTAGCTGCAAATAGTCTACAATAATAAAGTCTGGCTTATACTGATCAATCTTTCCACGAAGAACAGACGGAGTAATGTCACCGCCAGTATCATTTGAGACAATCCTAAATGGTGGCTTGCCATCTAGGTGGGTGTGGTACCAACGCTTTAGCTCATCAATGCTGATCTCTCCACTGCTAAGTTTGCGGTGGGACCAATAGCCTTCGCCCATAATTGTAATAGCTCTATTACGAACCTCTGTTTCACTCATCTCAAGACTGACAACTAGCGGAGACTTGCCCTGCTTCCACGCCTGTACCGCAAAGTACAGAGATAGCCAAGACTTTCCAATACCTGGATATGCTAAGAATACTCCAAGCTGACCAGGCATAATGCCAGATGGAAGGTAGTTATCAAACCCTGGCAGACCTGTTTGAATTCCCATAATGCCAAGATCTTGCTTACGCTTGACCTCCTCAAAGTAAGCAACGGCATCCTGAGCATCCGTAGCATCAATATCTTTAATTACTGAAGTATTTTTCTTTAGCTCTGATGTGTGAGTAATAAGGTCTTCAAGTGCCTTAGTATTCTTTCCGTCCTGAACCTCAGATGCGGCGGAGCGAATAATTTCCTTAAGGGTATTGTTAAGGTATTCGCTTTGCAGCTCTTCTAGGTGATACTTTGTTGCCCCCACGTCTTCCTGAATTGCAAAGTCTGGAAACTGCTCTCTTACTAAGCTAGATGGTGGAAGCTCTGAGTTGCTTTCCGTATACTTTTTGATAAACTGCCAGATGTCTGAATGCGTTGGCATTAGGTTATCTACGTTAGCCTGTAGCAAAACGTGTATTTGCTTATCCTTTAAAACTGCCGATAGTACTCTGGCCTCTGCACTATCCATTTAGCCATTCCTTTGCCATTTTACGTCTCTCTTCTCGCTCAATTCTGTCCCGCTTCTCTGCCTCCATGGCATCGAGGATCTTCTCGGCATTAAAACTAAACTGTCTCCATGAGGGAGATTGGTTTGCCTGAAAATAATATTCTAGTAGGTCATAGCAACCAGTAAGGCCGTATGACTCAATTAGTCCGTCAGCTGCCCACTGCTCAGCATTAAGATTATGTGTTGGCGATGTTTCATATCGCTGTAAGTGCAACTTCTTATACTTGCCAAGCAGAGACATTCTCTCCTTATAAGTTGCCATTACTTCTGGATCTCTGCGGAAGCTTCCTTCACCTTTTCGGTGAGCTTATCCTCAACAAACGCATATACCCTATTGAATGCTTCGTTAATGTTTTCGCCTTCGCGTTCAGAATCCTCTACGCCAAGGTCTACTCTTAGCGACTGAAAGTTGCCAAGGTTTAGTGTATAGCCTAGCGTTACAGTAACTTTTGCTGGACTGTTTTTCATCTCATACCCTTCTTGTTTTTTATACTGTCTCGCTCCACAGCGGAACGAAACGACCATCTTCTGTTCTCACATATGTAAGGATACCATCTCCCATTCGTCTTGTCAACTCCTGAATGGTTGGCGTTGTATTATTATTTATAAGCCCGTCTTTTCGTGGTCTCCCAATATTCTTAGTGGCAAGTATATCACGAATTTCTCTTACTTGCGATTCTGAGTAATATGCTCTGACCTGCCACTTTCTATCTCCGCCCTTTTGTGCACCAGTTGGTGGTGGTATCTCTCCGTCTTTAATTAAAGTTGGCAGATATTTTACATGTCTATTAACTAGCTCTGCCGTCTTTTTAATTGAGTATGCACGCTCACGATTCTTTTTAAAGTCTGCGATCAGGCAGCTTTCTATTCTATCTTTGTTAATATTATAAACAGACATAATACCGTTTGCACGATTTAAATGATGAGCCTTGACAAGATCTCCATTTAAGAAATATAGCTTTTTATGGCCAGGAATTACTGGTGCCTCATTATACTCTTCACGAGAGATCATTAGACTGGGATGCCAACAATAAGCAGATTAAGTCCGACAGAAGCAACACCAATAGTGTTAAACCTAACGACACCCTCTACCCTGTTGGTAGTTACTTTTGTTAAAACAACAGTAATATCTTTACCAGCCTCAGTGGAGCCCTCGTCGATCAGAATCGGGGTGGCGGTTACAATTGGAACATATGCAAAATCACTGAAGTTGTAGCTGAAAGCACCTTCGCCGTCTGGACTAGTAGAGGAGCTATTCGTTACGGCTACATACCCACCAATGACTCTAGAGTCTGAGGTTCTTACTGTTTGTGTTCCTGCAGACACGGTATCAATAGATGTGTACCTTGCACTAGTTGTGCTCAGCTCATCCGCAAGATCATTTACTGCGTTTGAAAGCTGATAGATATAACTAAGATCGAGGGGTTGCCCTCTTTCTGGTAGTGGTACTTTTGCCATTATTCTCCTTAAGACTCTATAATACTATATAATTCACAAATTGTCAAGATATCGCTACGCTCTTTGTTGACGCTTTGAATCTGAATAGCAACATCAACAGAGGAGGCATTAGCATTATTAATAATTGAATACGTATGGATAGGGGATGTCCCATGATAAAAATAATCTTGTCCATTAAAACTTACAAAGATATCATATGCTGGCCTATCTAGTGCATCGTCCCATGTAATCATGATTGTATTACCCATTAAAACAATATCGCCCTCGACTACATCTGGAAGGTGCTGTTGATCAAACGCTACCACCTTTTGAACAGGAGACCAAGCTGAAAATCTATTTCGGTCTTCAGAAATAATTCTGTATCTTGTCAGATACCCAAATTCATTTGAGGCTAGCCTAATTACTGGTGGCAAGTTTTGTGACAGAACTGATGCTTTACGAGGTCCGCTGGCCATTACTGAACGTCCAATCCAAACCTAAACTCTACCATATTAGAAGAGTTTGACTCTTTAACAATTGTTGTTGCATCAGTGTTTCTAATAACTGAGTACCCGCTCATTCCATACAATGGGCTAGTAGCAGTTAAGTTTTCAAACCGCAAGCCATCTAGGGCTACATAAAAATTATCGGATAGCAGTGGGCCGTACTCTGAAGATTCATAAACCGATGCATAAATTTTTACAACATTAACATTGGACCAAGTAAACCCAGTACTTTTTACAAGATCCTCAAGCTTCGTTCTTACAACCATATAACGGTTTGAGTCGGACATAGAGGTGTCAATTTCAATTCTTGCATAGTTATCTGGCTCTACGGCATCAGTTGAGGCAAACTCAACCAAAATCTTAACATTGTCTATTTCTTCTAGCTGGCTGTCTAGCTTATTGACAACAGAAAAGGCCAGCCTTAGCTCATCTCCAGGTGGGTTCTGATTAAGGTTTGGTGTTGCACCAGCTAAGTGAATGTGAGAAGAATTGTAGGAGCCAACGCCATTCTCAACAATAGACAGCCTACCATCTACACTTTCTAATCTTGACATATTTCCCTTAATTAACAGGGTCTTGTCTAGAAAGCGAGAATTTTCATATCTGTCTGCACGTAAAATACTTGTTGAAAACAACGCATTGTTAGAGTTTGCTCTAAAGGCTACATCATCTACAGCAATAATATTTTGTTCTTCATCTAGATAGAGTGGCTCTACATAAGTTGCCAGGCCTCTAGCAAGAGTTTCATCGTGGTACTCCCAGTTTTCAGACTCTGAAAAGGTATATATCATTCGGCTGCCGAGAGAGCCTGCAACTGGGTTTGACTTAGCAGAAAAAATTCCTATTTCAGAGAATTCGTAACGCTGCTCCGATGGGAGCTCTCCAGAAAAAACAATGCTCGCATTGCCAAAATCATCATAAACATATCCCCTAGATGAAATAGGAACTCTCAGTACCTCGAACTCCATTTCAGTTTCTTCAGAATAGTCCACTGATGCGTCAGTGTTTAGCAATGGCTTTGGGCCTACCCCAAGTGCAATGAATGAGGCATATGCTGGTGCTTGACCAATTAGATATTTGGCCAAGATATTTCTACCTTTGTCTGTAATCAAGATTCCTCCGTAGTATCAATTATACCATCTACATAGCTTCCAGAGTTAAGAACTTGAATTTCTACTTGCTCATTTGTCTTCATATTAGTCACGTCTACAACCAGTCTGTTTGTTTGAATTTGATCTGGATTGTTTCTGTCAATATATACAGATGCACCAAGTGGTCCTGTGCCTCTTTCTGGTATATGGATATCTAGCCTAATTGCAAAGTTTTTAAAATATTGCTCCAGTCCGCCAGAGACATTTGTAATATTTTTAGGTCCGTAAGCACTAGCTAACTTTTTTAAATTTGATATCGGACTATAGTCTACGTTGGTGCCATCAATAGTGCTAGACCTGACTAAATTAATTGCCTCCTGTCCCCCCAGGCTTTCAAAAATAAGTGAAGAAAGAGATTCTATAGGAATACTGGCTTCGTCAAAAAGAATAACGTCTGGCGTAGCTGCCTTCACTGCGGTAGAAGACTTTGTAGAATAGGGGCTTGACTCTGGCAATACTGGCGTTGGGTCAATGGTTTCTTCTGCCAACTATACCACCTCACTTAAATATAGCTTCATGGTTGGTCCATCGGTGTCTCTATCATACTCTATATGATATACCACAAACCTAGCTTCTGGCCCAGCAATTTCCTGAACCCCATCAGCATTTGTGTAGTCAATTTGTAACATATCTCCAAGCTGAATTGTAGGATTAGCAAAAATCTTTAGCCCCACAGATTTATTTGGCTTCATCATTTTATTGACCAGCCAAGTCATTAACTCTTCAGCAGCGTCATGGCTTTGAATATACGGAGTGTCTAAACTAAAAGACTTGGTTCCATGAGTCATTCTGCTCAGCTTAACCGAGAAATAATCTTGGGCTGCCTTTGTCGGTGGGGTAATTACATTTTCTCCGTTTACAGAGATAGCATTAACAGTAGAAATTTTATTAAAATATTTGTCCAAAGTTAGTTCATTAGTAGATTCTTGAGTAAAAGTTACACCCTGGATTCTTAAATAATTACCACTTGTAGAATCTAAACTTAAGGCTGTATCTGTTGCATTAAATATCATGAACTCTGCACCATATGACCTTGCCCTAAAATTAGAAACCGTATATCCTTTTAGCCTATTAAACGTTGGCGAGAGCTTGGCATAAAGAGCTGGGTAAGCCTTATCATATCTAACGTTAAAGTATGCAGCCTCTCTCATAATAGTTCCGAACTCTTCAAAATACATGTTGTAGGCTGGCGGCTCTGATGGCCCAAGCCCAGACAGATATGTTGACTGTACCAACCCGCTCATTGCATATTTTTGAAAAGACTTATTGGCTGTAATTTCTGCTGCATCGAATGCTTCTGATACTGGGGTCCCCAATGCAAAAGTAGTATTTTGGCTATAGTTATTTGCAAGAGCATAAACATTTTCAAACATGCACTGAGAAGATCCACGAATAAATAATGCAAGATTATTATATACTGGTAGCGGATCTGGATCATCTACGATTGCTACTGGCGATCCATTAATATACAAATAAAATCTTCTTGTGCCTCCGATATTTTCATATTCTGCAGCAAGATCATACACGGTGGTCTTATCTTCTGCAGCCAGCCTTGCTTGTCCAGTAAACTTTCCGTCATCAACTAGTATATTTGCAACACCTGTCCACAATGGTATTGGAATGGCCTTGCTTTCTGGATCATCTGCATTTTGCTGCACCTTATAGAACAAAATATTTTTTACACCAAGATCTTCATAGTTAGAGGCACTATAGTCTGTCAGAGCTACTACTTCAAAATAGTATCCGTTATTTGTCTCTGGGTTGAGAGAAAAAGCAATGCCTCCTGATGCCCCAGCAATGGCAACTGGCTGATCAGAACTGGTTTCGGTTGGCGTATAGTATGTAAAAGATCCTACAGGGCTTTGGCCTCGGATTTCGCTATTTTCAATCTTACCAATAATTCTCATTCTAGTACCAAAGTGTACAAACCTGTCACTCAGTGGCTTATAAATATAAGAAATGCTATTCAGTGGATTATCAGTTGTAGCGAACGAAGTGCCATTAAAAACCAATGCTGAGGCCTGCACGGTTGCTGAGTTATCCTCTGATGTATTATTTTCTGTGTCATTCTTAGTAGCCAAAAAGTTTTTAATCAGGCTGGTTCTTGAGGTATTGCGGGCACGAGTATCATTAATGCCAGCAGCCCCAACAGCAAGAGATGGGGCTTGCAGCGTAGGGTCAATAAGGTAGTTGAACTCCATATCGCAGCCACGAACGTTATCGTTTGAAGACCAGTGGCTAGATAGTCCAGCACTGTGATAAACAATTGGAGTGTCAAACTGGCCCCTGCCGTGCTTGGCTACCTCTCCGTTTTTCAAAAAAGTAACTCCATTAATAACTTCATAGTTTGGCTCTGCGTATACCCTTACTAAACCAGTAGGATACATTTTTCCATTAAATGGAATTTTGGAAAAATATTTAGAGTAGTCTCTTACGCTAGTAATCCATACGTTATCACCTTCTACATTAGGATCATTTGGGTCCACGTTAGATAGACCAGGGACACTAAACTGTACTGCATCATATTTAATAATTTCACCGTTGGCATAGAGGTATCCGTTATATCTAGTAATCCAATAAATGCCATCTCCCATATTCATAACATTGTCTACAATTTTTCTATTTTTAACTGACGGAACAGTATCGGAAAAATCTGAGTTTAATGGGATAGCAGATAAAACATATGCTGACTGAGAGCTTACCTCATCATTAATCGGCTTAAGCTGTTCAGATGGGGCGACTTCCCAGAGTAGCGATGGCTTATAAGACCATGTTTTATCTCGGTCTAGCATCATGGCTTGCTTCATGCTACCAAAGGACCTCTGGATATATCTAGTAGTATAATTAATTGACCCAGCATTAAAAACCTGCTTGTCCTGAGAAGCGATTTCTATAATGTTAGCTAAAGAAGATTGAGTCTGTTGATTTTTAACCTCATTATTTTTAACAAAATCTTTTGTCCCATAGAGAACAAGATCAACGTCCCTGTCTCCCTCATCGGGCAAAATATATGAGCTAGACATAACAACAAGATTGTTATACTCGTCAAAAAATATTGCTGATTGCGTAGACATTGCCAGCTGGCTCAGTACCTCTGCTACTGTGGTATCTGGCTCAATAAAAAAGAAAGGAATTTCTGGGTCGGACTCGTCGGATATTCTCTTAAAGTAATAGTTTGAAAAACCAATTGCATCCATAAGCAATGAAACCGCATAGCTTAAAGAAACATTTGGGACCAGCATTTGTGGGGCAGTCTGTGACTCCAACAGATAGAACAAATCTCTTAGCTCAATAGAGACTGATCTGTTCGTAGACTTAGCAGTTGGGAAGCCTTCCGAGTACATGGTTTTAATTGGAACAATAAAATTTTCGCCCTCGACATCGTAAATGCCCTCATAAAATTTATACTGCACATTTTGTGTCATGTGGCCGTACAGCAAACTATTATTATTTTCTGGGAAAAATGCTTGGTCATAGTCAAACAGCGTGAGTGATCCCGTAGCGGCAAGTAGCTGTGACACTGGCATTCCGCTTACGCCAAGATCAGCTGAGGTTTTTTTAATTGAAAAGTCACTCGTCTTATCCGATAAATCAATAGCCAGCCTAGGGGATAGCTCAATGAGATCGAAAGTAGAGTCGTACTTATTCATAGTTTCAACGACTATCCTTAAGCCATTAATATTTTGAAACTCTCTGAAAACAGTTTGGCCATTAGCTGTATTTATATATGAAGGTTTGTCAACTAGCTCAGTTACAAAAGGAGTTTGATCTGAAATACCTTCTTCCATAACCTGCCACCCATATTGAGCTGGAAATGTTTTTATGGTTTCATTTACAACAATATAATAGCTGCCCGCAACATCTTCAGAATAAGAAATAAAGTATGCATCTCCTTCATTAAGAGATTCTGTAGGGGGCACAAGGCTTGGGTGAGTTAATGCTTTAACAAAATTAAAAGAGTTTTTGTATTCTTGTGGAATGATAGGTCCGTAACCAATTTCAACGTACCCGTCAGCCCCTACTACTGGGGAGCCGTCGGCACGTACAGAGTTTTCATCAAATGAGGTAGCATCTACCCACGTCTGAGTTTCATCCAAATACTGAATCTTCCATCTAGTTGGAGTAGTCTGGTTTTCTGTTCCATGAAATGGGTCTGGAACTCCAACAGAATTATTATTAAAAACTCCCAGGTCAACGGACCCCACGTTTGTTTGCATTTTTACAACAACTCTGTTTGCCGCAACAGTGTTTTTATACACAACGTATGGGGCTGCGTCTGTAATGTAATACTTATTATTCTGAACCTTGTTGGCTACACCATGCTCTACGCCAGACTCTTTACGATATGAGGTCCAGTATTTAAAAATATCATCTCTGCTTGCAGCATAATACCTCGGCCTTTCTGCCATCTGAACATTGTCAAAATGAGAAAAAAACTTTCCAGGGGTAGAGCTCATAAACCTAACTTTATTGATGCCAGACCTGGGCCTATTTCGCTGAAAGCATTCTTCTAAAGAATATAGCTGACCCTCTTTTTGTTGTTTGCTTAAAAATATAGTTGGGACATCGCTATTGTCAAGGCCGCCGTCAATTTTAATATCCGAATAGGTGGCATTAGTATAGTAGTTTCCTTCATCAGATAAACTAAAAGACTGTAGTGGAATTTGATACTGTGATCCAAGACTATCTGTTGGCCTATATCTATAGTTACCTACTTGCAGAATATTGTTGGCCTCATTCATGTTCCATTCTGCAATAACTTTCGACTGAAGTTTAACAGCTGAAGAAGTATTTAAGTGGCTTTGTAATTTTTCATTAACAAACATTATACCTCTTCTAGATCTATGTCAATATTCCAATAATCATGGGTTAGGGTTCCTCGTTTTTCTACAGTGTATGAAAAATCATTAAACAAGACTTCAACGACTTCGTTATATTGAGCCAGCCTGGATCTTGGATCAACGCTGTAGTTGGTGTCAAAGTTTTCATAATTATCATAAGCCAGATAAACCCAAAAGGATCCAACGTTATTGTTATACCAATTTAAAAGGTCTACGCCCCCAGCACCACCATCGGTAGTAAAAAATTGTTTTGGCAGGGTTACGTATTCGCCGTCATCAAATACACGTATGCCAGAAGATGTGTTTAGCTCAGACACGCCGCCCTGACCAAAGTCTGGCGATGCGGCATACGATCTAGATGGTAGATTTTTCCAGCCTGTAGAAATTTTTAGTTTGTCGGCAATATGATATGAACGCATACGCCCATTAATCATTCTTTCTCTATTTTCAATTCTATCAATTGAAAATGAAATTGGATCCCTATTGTCGTCAGACAGGATAATAAAATCTTCAAACTCAGTTCCGTCTGGAACAATCTTGCCATCAATAACTGTGCCAGGATTATTAGCAAACAACATGGCCTGTGGTCTGCCATACTTTTGCCTACCAGACATATAATTAGAAGTTGCCATTAGATCCTATTTCCCCTTACCCTCTGCGAATCAACGCGTTTAATCTGTTTCATTACGACTCTAGCAATTCTGTCTGGGTCTGCATCAGACTTGACGTTAACTGCCAAGTTATAATTATACACCGAACCGCCAGAGTATGTTCCATTATTTATAGCTTCTAGGTTTTTGGTTCCAAAATCTTGCACTGCACGTTTACGGACTACATACTCTCCTGGGCTTAGCATAGCTGGAACATTGTCTGATCCCATGGAGGTGAACATTCCCCCTACGGAATAGCCCTTTACATTTCCGCCAATGCTATATCCTGGAACCGAGCCACCTTGGTTATAATAAATTTTTTGTCCACCAACAGTGATGAACCTCTTGGTGGTGGTTGTCTTCTTGGGAGCCAAGTTTTTAAACTTGTTGTCTGAACTATCGGTCTTTGGTTTTGGTGCTGAACTCTTTGAAGGAATAGGAGTCGTTCTGCTGCTTGTAGAGCTTGAAGATGACTTTTGCTTGTTCAATGCTGCGGCCTGACCACCAGAAGGAGTTGATGATTTTGGCGTTAAGTTAGCACCTGCGGATGTTGCTACTGCCTTAAGTGCCCACGACTTTGTATATGCCGCATCGGCTTTTTGCTTAACCATGGCATCAACGATGCTCTTATTTCCTGGCATGCTGCTGCCACTAAGTGCTTCTATAGTCTTATTAGCAGAGGCAATATCTTTATTGGCCTGAACAACCGTTGGGTCTTTGGTCTCTGCTTCACGAAGTGCCTCCAAAACTGTTTTTGATCCCCCAGAGCCATTATCACTCTTAGTTGGGGTTGGAGTAGGGGCTGGAGTTGGCTTTTGAGGACCGTAGTCGACCCTATCTCCGCTAACGACCCCAGTATCAACTAGCTCTTGAATTTCGTCTGCCCCAAACAAAGATGCATCCAAGTCTTTTCCATTGACAAAATATTCGAACAATGCTAGTGCTTGCTGAATCTTCTTATTAAAGTCATCCATATTTACAGAAGCTAGGTCTACTGCATTTGCAATCTGATCCCACTCATCTCTGGTCTTGCCAGCAATTTCCAAACCTTCAATGTCTAGATTCTTTTGGTATTCTGCCAACCTAATGCGTTCTTGGGCTGGCTCTAGCTGCCCCTCTTCAATTGTAAAAATTTCATCTTGCTTGTTTTTGATTGCAGACTCAATCTCTTCTCTGGATTGACCAGAAGCAGACCTAAGCCTTGCAATTTCTGCAGCCTGCTGCTTTTCTAGCATCTCTCTTTCGGTTTGTGCACGATTTTCTGCTTCCGTAGCCCTAAGCTGTTGCTGTGCTCTAGCCGCTGCTGCAATGTCACCACGAGAAAGTGCATCTGCAATGTCTAGCTCTGCAGATCTAATTCTAGAAATACGCTCATTAGCTGCGGCCACCTGCTCTAATGCTTCATACCTATCATTGTACTTGTCGTTAATAACCTCTTCTTGGTCTTGAATGCCTTTGAGCTGTGCCTGATAGTCATCAATTTCATACTGAATTGCTGCAATTTGTTGCTGTGCTTGGCTAACAATGTCTGAGTCTCCACTAGTTGCTGCCTTAAAATCAAGTTCTATTTCAGTTGCTTGCCTATTAAACTGAGTCTGAATGTCTCCCATTAGGCTATCGAATAGGCCCTTCTTTCCTTCTTCAGTTGATACTGAAATCTGCAGCTCTAGATCAGCAGCTGCCTTAGCTTGCTGAAGTGCCCTGGAAAGCTCTGTTGGGCTAATTGATGGATTTAGGTATAGCTTTGTCAGATTAGGGTCATTCATAATCGCACTAATTTGCTCATCGCTATACTTGCCCTGCTCAGAGGCTAGCTTTCTAATTGCTCTTGCACGCTCCATAAACTGATCATTGGTTCTCTTTAAAGCTTCAGCAGCTTGCTTTTCTTCAGACAGCCTGTCTGACTTTTCCTGTAGCCTATTGAGACGCTCAATAATGTCAATAATTTCTTCGACTTCTTCTTTGGTCGCTGCCATTGCAATAGCCGTAGCAATTGCCTGATCCTGAACTAGTTCGTAGGCATCCACAAATGATAGCCCAGCTGCAGTAAGCATTTGCATTGCAGTAAACTGATTCTTAGTATTTTCAATAAATGCTTGCTGAGAATTGATGTATTCTCCAATAGCAACCTTGTTCATAGCTAGACCAAGATTATTTAGCTTTTCAGTTACCCCGACAATGTTGCCATTCTTATCAAATACAAATAGCTCATCCTTGCGTTCTGCATATTCATCTGGATCCATTCCGACAATACGCTCAATTAGGTTTTCGCCAACGCCGATGGATCGCATTTGATTAGCCAAACCACTAAATCCATTAATGCCAGAGTCTAGGAATTCTTTGATTGACTGGTTCATTCCGTCCCAGCCCTTACGCATACTGATAGTAGCCTGTCTTACATCCCTTATCTTTTTAAGAAGGCTATCTAGCTGTGGAGCAGCACCAGCACCAGTTCCTTCTCCCTCTCCCTCTCCTGAGGGGTCATTGGTATCTGTGGTTACTGGCATAGTTTGACCAAGGTTCCAGACTGCAGCTGCTGTACCATACTTAGACATATCAGCTGATGACGGGGCATTTGTAGTAACAGTTCTACCCCTACGACTTCTAGAACGCGTGCCAGTCATAGCGATTCCCTGATCTGCCATATATGCTCGAACTAGGTCTGGGTCCGCTTGTGATGTTCTAGTAATAAAGTCAATTACAAACTGCCTGCTAACATTATCTGTTAGGTTTAGGTCTTCCCAATTATCTAGTAGCTTGGTAAGGTTTGCGTCGCCTGCAGCAGTTTCAATAAATGCTTCTTTGGTAATTACGTCTGGCAAGCCTTGGTATTTTCCAATAATTTCAGCAACCTCTTGTAGCTGCTCTTCACCATTAGTTGATAGGTCAAACTCAAATCCGTACCTTGTTCCTAGGCTTGAAATAACACCAAGAGCTTCAAGCATGTTGTCAAATTCACCCCCAGAGTTTACAACAAAATCAAACATTACTGGGAATGCATTGTTAGATACGTTATTCTGAGTTAGCAGTGTCATTAGCTGATTGGTCTGGGCACTGCCCTGAGTTTTCATTGATGTTTCAAATGAGACCTGGAACGACTCGTTATTTTCCCCCACCTCAATCAACTTAAGAACAGAGATTGGACTTAGCTCTCCAGTAGCCATCTGAAGAGACAGTGTCATAGCAAAAT